CTTGAGGTTTGGACCTTTTCCATAGATACCCTGAATTTCATCATAACCAAGGGCCTTGTTGAAATATCTCAAACTAGAAATATTTCCCATGAATCCATTTTGTTCATCGCCCACAACCACATCGTAGTAGTTTTGTCTCGGAAGATTATTCAATATTTTTCTTTGTGTCATAACGCCGTTGATGTAAACATCCACCGTGGTTTGTTGAACCCGAATCGTTGCACAAACCCATTTTTGCACAGGTACATTTTCAATCGTAATAGATTCTGCAAATTCTGCGTTATTTTTGGAGGTTTGGTAAGTGTTGAGTAACAATATAAGGTTGACCCGATTGTTCAGGATGGTCGGTGGAACCGCATTAGGAAATACAGAGTCGTTTTGTTTTTTTTGTGTAATAAATAAACCAGGTGAACTATTGAAGATATTGTAACAACTTTTGTCTTTTTCGTCACAACCCGAGGGTCGTTTTAATTGCAAGCCCTTGTTGTCGGACCCTTTGGAAAAAATACGACTATAGGCTGGTAAATTTGTATTTAAACTATCAATGTAAAACCAAATATTCCATGTAAACTCTATGCCTTGGTCTTCGTTAATAGAACGATAGATAGGTACCGAATTTTTATTGTTTGGATTGACTGATATTTTGGTTGTTTTATTGGCTGAAACCATACCATCCAGTAAAATCGGATTTTTCTTTGCGCCTAACATTTGTTGAATCGCAATACATCCTAGATTAAAAAAGAAAAGAAATAACATTAACACTACAATAATGAATACAAATTTACTAATAGCACTGTTGGATTCTGCAAACTGACTCGCGGATGAGGTTAGATTGTTAAATTGACTGAGCACAGGAGTGGGTAGATTTACCCCTTTTACTGCAGTACTTATCTTTCCGGTTACATTCTGAGCCTTTTCCTTGATTGCAGTAGCAACATTTTTACTTTTCTGTGCTACATTTGTCACTTTTTGATTGAGTGTATTTTTCATTTCTCGTGTAATATTTCTAGAGCTTTTGGTTGAAGCATTTGCCATTATATATTACATGAGATATATTTCTTGAACGACTTTATTGTCTTGGTAAAATTGGAAGGAAGCATTGTAACGATTCAACATACTACCCAGTAAATTGGTAGTAGGACCTTGTTTGTAGGCATTCCATGCTTCCTGTGGCGAGATTATTCTACCATAGTAACGAGTAAGCCCTATTTTACCACTAAATCCAGGACTAGATGCTAGAGTCAATGCACCTGTATTCGTTTTTGAATTCGTAGGGTTGAAAATAGGGAACTTGTGTACATCTGTATCTATCAGTTTTCCATTAATGTAAGTGTCCGTATTGTTGGTATTAAAACAAACCGTAATACATACCCATTTCTGTATATTGATGTTTGGTATCTTAATGGTTTGAATAGACGTATTTGTCTCGGAGGGGCTTAAATAAACATCGTATTGGATAATCAAATTGTTTTCATATTGGTCTAACATAATTTTGGTAGAGTTTGCTCCATTCCTTTTGAAATCAATAATGTTTTTGTATAATCCAAAATTGGTATTCCAATCATCTACATAAATCCATGTAGAAAGAGTATAGGTTTGGTCTACGGAAGAAAATTTATCAGCCGGATACACAAACGAAGAAGATGCATCTATGGGGGTATCTTTAATTTCATAATATTTTTTAAATATAGATAAGTTCATCAAAAAGTAAAGTCCTAAGAAAAACAAAAATACGATGAGTATCATTTTAATCGTACCAGATACTTCATCTGCTAATACTAAATAAAATCCTACGAACAGAATAAGTAGAATTATAAAGGCTGTAAATGATAACAAATTCATTATACTATACCGGGATTTTTTTATTATGGAAAGTTTTATAAATATCATTTATTTTACGAACGTTCAAGGGTAGTTCGTAGTATTTCATGTTACAGATACCGCCTATATTCTCATTGTTTTTAGAGCCTACTAGTAAAATATCATGTGGGTCTAAATAGGTTAAAACATCTGGGTAAGTTCCTACTAAATTATTATTAATAAACACGTCCAATGTTCCATATCTATAATTCATAACAATAAAGTTCCAACGCTGATATAAGACCGCAGATGTTTTGTAAATAATCTTTTGCCTAGGTGTTCCATAATCTAAAGCAATGAACAAGGTTGAATCTAAAGGGTCATAATAGAGGGAGGGTCTTGTCCCAAACGAATAAATATGTTGCATCTTTGTGGAGTCTATTTGTTGAAGATAGACCCAGCAAGTAATCGCATAATGATAGCTATAGGTCGGTACCTTGCTTTTGTTTCCAAACATAAAATAAGGAATACTTTTGACGGTGTCCCACGAAGCAAACGCACCTGAATACAAGTATTGTGCCTTTTCAAGCACCGTAAGTATTTGCGGATGTTCACTGATGAACTGTCTCATACGTTCTTTGTATTCCTCGGGGGAATAGGCATCATCTAAAGAATAATATTCTTTGATACGGTTTTTGAGTAGATGATAAGGAATTATATTTTGAACCGCATTAGAATCTTCATTCTGAATAGATGTAAAATTTTCCATTCTACGAATATAATACGGAAGTGTAATGGTATCTGGAGGAACCACTACGTTTAGTGAGATATCTTTCTTGGAAGGACCACGTATGTCTACGTCTGAACGAGTTTTCTGCGTTTGTTGTGCAATCATCGTTTGAAACCATCTATCATAAAAGGGTCTATGATTATGTATTTTTTCATTGAGTGATTCAGAGCTAATAGATAGAATATCGGTCTTTAATGGAGCGGCCTTTTCAACTAATAAAATTCCATCATTCTTATACTGTTTTTTACGATAGAAAGGAATAAAATAAAAAACGCAGATGTAGACAATCAATACTAAAAATACAATAAATACAGTGGAGGGGGTATTTTCATAATCCTTTTTTACAAAGTCAATCAAATCTGTAATCAAACAGGGAATATACATGATAAAATTTCGGAAGAGTTCAACACTTGTGTTGTTAAATTCCACTTTTTTTGTAAAGGAATTGATAAGGGCTAATACAATTATCAATAATCCCATGGTGGTCCAAAAAGAATAGGTGAAGGAAAAGTAAAAGCCCTTTTCTACCATCTTAAAGATAAAATAGGTTATCAAAGCAATAGATAGTATATAAAATAAGTAAATCGCATATTTTTTGCAATAGTTTAAAAAATTAGTCCATAATTCACGAGATGTATCGCCTTTGAACATGATATGCGCCATGTAGTATTCAATAAAGATAAGGAAACCTAATACCACAGCTATGGTGAGTATCATCATAGGAACTCTAGCAATATTTAAAATATGGTAAGGATTTGCATAGAAAATATAAAAGGAACCACACAATAAAGAAAAAAATACAAAAAATAGGATTAGATAGTTAGACCCTAATGCAGAACTCATCGTTATACTAGTTATATATTTTCCATGGATGTTTTTTCTCCGTGACAATTTCTACACAAAGCCACTAAATTGTTTACATCATTTGTTCCACCTTGGTCTAATCGTCTTACATGGTCTACTTCAAACCATGCAGTCAACTGTTGTTTGCATTGTTTGCATTTCCAGTTTTGCTGAGAAGCAATGTATTTTTTCTTTGTCTCACTTACACTTCTTTTATGCGTTCTACTAGGAGAGGTTATTTTATCAATAGAACGTTCGTCTGTATTTTTTTCTAAAAAGGGTTTTATCATATCTTTGGAATGTTTGTCTATAGGTAGTACATGAATATAATTTTTGACGACGTTCATTGTATTCCAGCTCTCACTAGAACTACGACTCATGACAATAAATACTCCTATACCAAAAATCGCAATGGCTCCAATCTTATAATACTTGGTATGTTTCCTGAAACTATTGATGATAAAATTATCATGATAGGTATTATAGATAAGTCCTCCTGTAATGAGTAAAACAATAAATTTAACGTTCATATTATTGTACATAGAAAATAATGTGTCTATCGTAATCTATAGAGCACAACTATCAATAGACTTATCACGATAAAAAAGAGAAGGGTATGTATTCGTTTATGGATGGAATAGTTTTTAGCATACATTTCTTGGTCATAATCTTCTCTTGATTTAAAACTTTTTCTGATTCTCTGATGAAAAGAGGAATACAAAAGATAGCCGTACTCTTGCATGGTAACAGCAGAGTCCAAGTAACAGTCCAATGGATGCTTATGTATTAATTCAAAAAATAGATTCTGATATTTTTCTGGAAGGAAATAAGGGATTGCTTCTATCAATTGCTTCATTTTCTTTTTGTTTGGTTTAGACACTTCATAATGGATACATGCATAACGTAGGTAATGAAATACAACCTCAAAAGGTGAATCATTCATATAAGAAATAGATATAAATAATTAAGCAGTCTTTTTCTAATATGGATACAAAAAAATATTTATGCAATAACTGTGGAAATTACGGACATTTGTTTTATAATTGTAAAAAGCCTATTACGAGTATAGGTATTCTTTGTTTTCGGTATCATCCACAGAATCATCTAGAGTTTTTATTGGTACAGCGAAAGGATACGCTTGGTTATGTAGATTTCTTGCGAGGAAAATATTCAGAGACCAATTCGTTTCAACTGCACAACATTTTACGGGAAATGACAGAAGAAGAATTTCATCTCATTTTAACCTGTGAATACAAAGAATTATGGTATAAATTGTGGAATAAAGTGACTGAAACCTATGATATCAAAAATGAAGAAAAGTATAACTTGATTAAAGAGAGAAATCCTGAACTGTTTCAATCTTCTATGTGGAAAGAACCGGAATGGGGATTCCCCAAAGGTAGACGAAATTTTAAAGAGAGAGATTTAGAATGTGCCCTAAGAGAATTTGAAGAGGAGACAGGCTATGATAAAAAGAACTTACAATTAATCAAAAACATGAATCCGTGTGAAGAAATATTTACAGGGTCTAATTTAAAGTCTTACAAACATCGTTATTTTTTATCTTATATGAAATACGAGGATACCTTGGTAGATACGAATTTTCAGAAAAGTGAAATCGGTGATATGAAGTGGTTTTCTTACGAAGAGGCCATTCAAAAAATTAGACCCTACAATCTAGAGAAAATAGAATTACTAAAAGACATCCATACGCTGATGGATAAAAACATTATTTTTTAATATGAAAGAAGTATAAATGCCAGAAATCTATCCACATCTGGATGACCCTCAATTACAAAAAAAAATTACATTAAAGAAGGAGTTTCGTTACAAATATGATGGCGAAATATTACCGGTTCAAGAAAAGTCCAATACTTTATGTAAAAAAATGTCAGCTTTTGAATTGAGTCCTCATCAAGAATTTGTTCGTAAATTCATCTCTTATCAAAACCCATACAATAGTTTACTCTTGTATCACGGATTAGGAAGTGGTAAAACGTGTTCTGCAATTAGCATTACCGAATCACTTCGCATGTATTCCAAGTATATTCCAAACTTTAAAAAAATACTGATGGTCGCTTCCCCGAATGTGCAAGAGAATTTCAAGCTTCAGTTGTTTGACCCTTCTAAATTAACGAGAGTCAATGGATTATGGAATTTACATGGATGTGTTGGTAACTCCTTGTTGAAAGAATTAAACATTGACGAAACACAGGCCATGAATCGCGAAGACTTGATTCACCGAATTAAGAAAATGATAAAAGATAATTATTGGTTCATGGGATACGGTAGTTTTGCTAATTTTATAGAAAAACAACTCGCTACAAAGAACCCAAAAAAGCTTCAGAATGCATTTCATTCACGAGTGGTGGTGATAGATGAAATCCATAACATTCGTATCACAGAGAAATCCTCAGACAGTATTGGTAAAAAGATTGCATCCATGTTAAACAAACTGGTCTATTATGTAAAAGGTATCAAATTCATCTTTTTAACAGGTACACCTATGTACAATGACCCTAGAGAAATAATCTATCTATTGAATTTGATGAATTTAAATGACAATAGACCTTTGTTGAAACTAAAAGAGGTGTTTACAGATTCGGGTGACTTGAAAGACGGTGGTCAAGAAAAGATTATAGAAAAAGCCAACGGTTATGTCTCGTATGTTCGTGGTGAAAATCCTTACGTATTTCCGTACCTGATTACGCCTTCCATGTACAAGGACCCCAATTCATCCATGTTGTCTCCGGCTCCCACCATTCAGTTCAACGATAAAAAAATTACAGAACCGATACAACATCTGGATTTGTATCGCGTACCTTTGTCTGTATTACAGGAAGAAGCCTATCAATTCGCCATTGAACATATAGAAGGAAAGAAGACAGAAGAGTTTGAACATTTAGATTCTCTTGGATACAATGATTTGATGAAACCGATACAAAGCCTTTTTATCAGTTATCCTGCAAAAGGTGGGTTTCTTACAGGCGATGAAGGATTGCAATACGCGATGGATTATCGAGAAACACTCAATCCACCTTCTCGTAATGAATTTACGTACAAAGAGACTCCCTTGAAAGATATGTTTCAATATTCAAACATAGGAAAGTATAGTTCTAAAATAAAGACATTGATAGACCACATTATAGAATCAGAAGGTATCGTTCTCATTTATTCACAGTATATCAATGGAGGTCTTGTGCCGATTGCTCTTGCCCTTGAAGAATTAGGATTCAAACGTTTTGGAGAAGCCTCAAAAACGTTATTCCGAGACAAAAAGAAGGACATCAACGTATACAATCTAAAAAATGACCCTTCCTATACAGGTAAGAGTCAAATCGCAAAATATGCCATGATAACGGGTGAAAAAATGCTTAGTCCAGATAACAACGAAGAGATTCGTGCATTGACTCATGACAATTCTCAGGGTCAGCGTGTGAAAGTGGTCTTAATTTCTCAAGCGGGTACGGAAGGGATTGATTTAAAACATGTGAGACAAGTCCATGTCATGGAGCCATGGTATAATCTGAATCGCATAGAACAAATCATCGGTAGAGCACGGCGTAACTGTAGTCACACTGAACTTCCCTTAGAAGAACGTAATTTCATGTTGTTTTTATATACATGTGTACTGAATGACTCCAGACGTGAATCATTAGATACGTTACTGTATCGTATGGCTGAAAAAAAATCTATCAAAATTGGGGTCATTAGCCGAATTCTAAAATCGGTATCGGTAGATTGTCTCTTAAACAAGGAGCAACAAAATTTTGCAAAAATGACGGAACGAATGACGCTTCTATTAAGCAACGGTAAAAAAATAAGATATGAAGTCAAGGATAAATCCTTCAGTAGTTTATGTGACTATACACAAGATTGTGAATATGACTGTATCAATGAGATAAAACCTACAAATAAAGAAGACTTGTTGACTTACTCTTACAAAGATACACAAAACAATAAACTCGAAGATAAAATAAAGAATTTATTTGTCAAAAAACATGTCTATCAAAAGAGTGAAATCATGCGACTATTAAAGGCGCCCAAAGAAGATATCCTACGAACATTTACAGACATGATAGAGAATAAAACACCCATCAGTGACAAATATTCCAAATTGGGTTATCTTGTAACCATTGCAGACCTTTATTTGTTCCAGCCGATTGAATTAAAGGATGCCCGAACCATGGTATTTGACCGAATGCGACCCATCCCTGTCAAACCCAAGACCTTTGTTTTGACACAAGAGAAAAAAGTGGTTGAATCCAAAATCATGGCTGAGCTAGAAGAACTTTATACAAAGGCCACGATGCCTAACGAAGAACCCGACGAAGAATGGTATTCCCTCTATCCGAAAGCATCGGCATACATCAAGGAACATACAGATATTGGAGACAAGGAATTAGACGACATGTTGATTCACCATTTATGCGAACAACTCATTACGTCTAAAGAACTGGAAGTACTCAATTTCCTTTATTCCCAACAATTAAATACATTTCAACAAAAACTAAAACAATATTACGATACAAGGTTAGTAGAAAGAGAAGAGATTCGTGCGATAGGTCTTTTAAATAGAGATGGGATTCATAGTGTATTGGAAATTTACATCTGGAACATGGAAGGATTGAAATGGCGAAAGGCGACTCCAACCGAGTTGATTCTATTCAAAGACCTATACACATTAAAACCCAGTCCCGTACATTCTACCATAGGATTTATGGGATATTATTCAGACAATAGCTATCAATTTAAAGTCAAAGAGAAAAAAAATCCTGATACAAGAGGAAGTTATTTACTCATCAAAAAGAAAAGTGATATCATAGACTTTTTGAACCAGGTGGTGTTAAAGGACAATGTTTTCACGAAAGAAAATACAAAAAATAAAAAGAAAAAGGAAGATATTACCCGTACAGAACTGACCATCCTCGCTGAAATCTACATGAGACATTTTGATAAGGTAAGAACAGAACGGTATTTTTTATCCAAAATAGATTATCATTTGTATATAGAAAAAAATTGAATAAAAACATTACATAAAGAAGATTAGAACAACATGTTTTCTAGAGTCACTATTGAAGAGTCTATACTGATTCCATATCAAGATTGCGACTCGCCTGAAAAATACTTCATGTCTTATGCAAAAGATAAGCTAGAAGGAAAATGCAGGAACGAAGGTTATCTATCTATAGGTAGCATGAGCCTAGAATCCTATTCTTGTGGTTTGTTGTATGCTGATTCGGTTTCCTTTGATGTAACATTCAAAGCGGATGTGTGTAATCCAGAAATAGATACCATTACAGAGTGTAAAATTATCAACAATACGAAAATTGGGATACGGGGTATATATCGTGAAGAAAATAATCCCATTGTATTCTTTGTAAGCAGAGAGCATAACCCAAGTAAAAATTTTGACGACTATTTTATTGGACAGACCATCCAAGTAAAAATCATAGGTACGCGGTTTGAGTTGAATGACCTGTCCATTTCTTCCATTTCAGAAATAATATAAATACCTTTTGATTGTATTTTTAATGAATCACGACTTGGATAAGATGATGAGAATCATTGAGAGTTTTTCCAAAGAAGAACACATACATATTCTAAAAATCATTGCTCAAAAAGATGTGATTGCTGTCAGTGAAAATAGTAACGGAACCTTTGTCCAGATGGATGAAGTATCTAAAGAAACCATTGAACTCCTCCAAAAATACATAGATTATGTATTACTTAAGGAATGTGATATTAAAAAGATTGAAGAGACAAAGGAACGTCTAAAAAATAATATAAATGAATGAGCATAGAGTATGAAATGATAGCCTCGTTCACCCCCTACTTTATGAAAAGTAGTTTTGACATTACACACATTCCGCGAAAGAAAAAGAAAACCCGTACTCCCCCTAATTTATTCACTCAATTTTATAAGCGAGTGAATCAAATAGACCGTACGACCATTGAGGATACTACGTATAACGAATGGAAAGAAAGGACCCTGCTTGCAGAGAAGATAGAATCCAAAGGGCTCAAGTTTAAGAAGAGAGAACAAGTGATGAATAATTTGGTCTATGAAAAAGAGCTGTCTTTGGAAACGCTGTCCGTGTTGTGTAGTTACTATCAGGTGAATATTCTCTACATCAAAGGTCGTACCTTTGTAAAAATGGGAAATGCAGACAAACCTTATTGGCAGATGAACGAACACAACCAATTTATAGAAGAGATTGACCTAGAAAATTATTTAGAAGTCTCCCTTGAAAAACCGTTGAAGTCGGTCAGTTATTATTTACTAGGTCAGCTACAGGACATGTCTAGACGTCTTTTGTTGCCCATAGAAAATTACAAAAAACAGGAACTCTATCATTCTATCAAACAAGTATTGGTAAAATTATATAAAATTGAAGAATGAAATAAATCAATAGTAATATATATATATCATGAGTCTATCTACCGCACTATCGGTATATCAATCCTTTCTTAATTTTAAATTTGGTAAACCAAGCTCAAAGCCTTTTGAAGAGTATGATTTACGAAAATCAAAGACACATTTGGAAGGTGAGGTACGATTTTATGGGATTGACAAAATGCAGTTTGAACGTATCTACAATACGCTTACCTCGTATGGGTTCGTCAAAGAGAAAGAAGAGTATCAGTTAAAGGTGATTCATTATATCACAGACAACATGTCTAAAATTCGGTGTGAATTAAACGACCTTACTCAAATCAGAGAATTTTGCAAAACCAATGTACTTCCGATGGAGACAAAATATATGCTGAAACAGAAAATGGAAGAATATCCAAATTATTATGACAACAAACAGTTTCAGTTTCGGTTTGCGATACAGAAGGAAATAGAATTAGATGCGTCTGACAAAAGAATAGAAGAAATACAAACCAATTCAAGTGTATCCGATAAAAGCTTTCGTTATATGAATCGTGTCATGATGACGCATCCTGATTTTCCTGAAATTCAGGTAGATTTGAGTATTGTCAAATCCGTCAACAACCGTGGAGAATTAGTCAAAGAGAAGGCCTTTTCAAGCAGCAAATTGTTCTCCCAGCCTGAAGTCTACGAAGTTGAAATTGAATTTGTCCAGTTAGAACGCGTTCATAAACACTTTTCAGAGGCCTCTCAACACCTGCAGAAAACGATTCGTTACATACAATGTGGTATACAAAATACATCTTATCCGATTTCCAAGAAAGAACAGACGGACGTCTTGGATGAATATTTAAATTTACTCTTTGTCACGGACAAACCCAAATTCATAGATACCAAGAATTTCATTGGTCCATCGTCGTATACTTTACAACAGATGAATGTCATCAACGACCCGGACAATAATTCACCCTGTATTCTGAATGATTTCTGTGTGACGGAAAAGGCGGATGGTGAAAGAAAAATGTGCTTGATTTCAAGAAGTGGACGTATCTATTTAATAGACACGAATATGAAAGTCCAATACACTGGTTGTATCACTACCAAGACAGAATTACAAGCTTGTTTATTGGATGGTGAATTCATACCTTATGGGACACAGCACCGAGTATTGGATTTATATGCAGCATTTGACATTTACTTTTACAATGGAATAAATATAAGACGACAGCCCTTTTACAGTAAAACCGATAAACAGAATAGATATGACCGTCTTAAATTGGTCATGAAACACATACAAGATACGGTTCAATACGAAAGCGAGTCTAATCCAATGAAGTTTCGCATGAAAGAGTTTCATATGTCAGATGAAACCACAGATATCACGGAATGCTGTCAAAAACTATTCCACAAAATAGACACAGGTGTATTTGAATATGAAAACGACGGACTCATCTTCACCTCCATGTCCTTGGGTGTGGGTATGGAACATAAAGAAGACAAAATCAAAAATTACAAATACACATGGAACCATAGTTTCAAGTGGAAACCGCCAGAATTTAATACGATTGACTTTCTAGTGCAATGGAAAGATACGCATTATATCTCCTCCAGCAAAACACAAAATACAGAACCTTATCGGTTGGTGCATTTGTATGTGGGACACGACCCGAGACAAGGTATGCTGAATCCACAAGATTTACTGTTTCAAGGTAAAATGCCTTCTAACACAGCTTCTTCTGGATATACCAAAACACTCTTTATACCAAGTGAACCGTATGATAGCACAGCCTATCAAGCCTATTTACCTCTTTATGACAACCAAGGAACCTTGCTTCCTTTTACCGAAAACAAAGAAGTCTTAGAAAATGACAGTATTGTAGAATTTAAATATGTATTTACAGAGGACAAACGGTTTAGATGGGTACCTCTCCGTGTTCGTTACGATAAAACTGCCGACTACAGAAAAACACAAAAAAACTTTGGAAACTCATATCAGGTAGCCAATAGTAACTGGTATAGTTTGTATCATCCGATTACCAAAGAGATGCTCTCTAATCGCGACATGTTGCCTAGTTTTAACGACTTGGACCAAAAAATATACTACAATCGGTCGGGTGCAAAATCATTTACCCGCCAACTTAGAAATTTTCATAATTTATTTGTCAAAAGTACGTTGTGTGACTCGGTTATGCGGCGTGGTTGCATTTTGATTGATTACGCTGTCGGAAAAGGCGGTGATTTGTCAAAGTGGATGAATAACAATCCGGCATTTGTTTTGGGCATTGATATTTCCAAAGATAACATTCACAACACCAAAGACGGAGCCTGTAGTCGGTATCTGGAACTAAAGAGTCGCAAACGTAACTTATTTGATGCTCTCTTTATTCAAGGTGACACAAGCAAACGAATTATAGGAGAAGATTTTGCAGTACAAGAAGACAAGGAAGAAGAACAAAAGAGTAAATTTGTTCTTCAACAGGTGATGGGACTCACTGAAAAATCAAGAAGAATGGGAACCTATATTGAACATAATTATGGTGTGGCGAAGAACTTATTTGATGTAGGGTCTATTCAATTTGCAGTACACTATATGTTCAAGACAAAAGAAACCTTTCATACCTTTATGAAGAATTGTTCCGATACCATTAAGGTTGGAGGTTATTTCATTGGTACTTGTTACGATGGACAAAAAATTTTCCAAGAATTGAAAGATTTGGCGGAAGGCGAAAAAATAGAATTTTACAAATCGGAAGATTGTAAAAGCAACACAGACTTGAAAAAAATATGGGCGCTTACTAAAAAATATTCACAAACTGTATTTCCGTCGGATGAATCTTCCCTCGGGATGACGGTGGGCGTTTTCCAAGAAAGTATCAATAAAGATTTTGACGAATATCTTGTACATTTTCCTTATTTTATAGAAACCATGAAACAGTATGGATTTGAAATAGAACAACGTATGCCGGGTACTGATTTTCCCGGGTGTGGTAACTTCAGTATCTTGTACGACGCCATGGTGAAAAGAGGAGGTACCTTTCTTATGTGTGAGAAAGAAAAGGTGATATCTTTTATGAACAGATACTTTGTATTTAAGAAAATAAGAAAGGTGGATTCTACCTTGGTCTACAATGGATTCTCCAAGAAAGAAGAAGACTATTACGGAAAAATAGGTAAGGCTGTCAAATTAAATAAACCAATTAAATTAACGAAATAGAGATTTCTTCACTGATAGTCTAGAGATGAATGTCTACAATATCCATGAATTGATACCTATTGTCCTACCCTCCGATATTCAAGTCCATCAAAGAAACATCAGTTATACGAATATCACCTTACGTACTTATATACATACTATCAAAAGAGAGATAGACGACTGTCTCGTAGAGTGGGAGAAGAACAAAAGAAAGTTGAACCCTTATGAATATATAAATACACAATTTGACTCTTTTACGCCATGTGTTTGTATTTACAAACCAATATCCCGTGCCTTTTTTAAACTGTTAGAAATGATTCATTCCTTTCCTTTTGTATTTCCCAAGGTAATGAAAAGCTTTCATTTAGCAGAAGGTCCTGGAGGGTTCATAGAGGCTATCCAATATGCACGTAAGAACAATCAGGATACGTATTACGGGATGACCTTATTAGACAAGCACAAAGATGTGCCGCTTTGGAATAAATGCGAAAGAAGTATTATGAAGGGATGTCCCAATATCATCATAGAGTCTGGGGATGGAACTGGGAATTTATACCATGTAGAAAATTTACTTTACGTTCGTAAACATTACGAACATTCCATAGACTTTATCACGGCGGATGGAGGTTTTGATTATAGCATAGATTTTAACAATCAAGAAGAGAGTTCCTTACATCTTATTTTTTCTGAAATATGCTTTGCAATTATGATGCAGAAAAAAGGTGGACATTTTGTCTTAAAGGTATTTGATACGTTTAGTTCTTCTACCATAGAATTGTTGTATCTTTTGACGTATCTATACGAAGAAGTCAATATATCCAAGCCACTTACAAGTCGGCCTGCAAACTCAGAAAAATATGTTATTTGTACAAAATTCAAGATGGTTCATAACCTTGAAGGTATCAAAGACCGTATTTGTGAAATCTATTCTCAAGTACAGTCACAACCATACACATCTATCTTAAACATAGAACTACCCAATACCTTTTTGAACAAAGTCAGAGAGGTCAATTCTATCTTTGGTCAAAGTCAAATCTCAACGATTCTTTCCGTACTTACGTATATCAACGACGAAAAAAAGGTTGAAAAAACAGACCAACTCAGAAAGTCGCATATCAATAAATGTGTGAAATGGTGTAAAAAGAATCATATGGAAATCAACGAAAAATATTACGGGATTTATTGAACTTGTTTACATTGGGAAAGATGAGCTCTGTCTTGTCTCACCGTAACACACTGTGCCGCTGGTTTGGTTTGTCCTTTGATATTCACGTATCCTGTGTCTATCGTAGCTCGTGCAGTCGCATAGTTTTTCAAATGAACGTTAGACATGACCGTTTGGTATTTTAGACGGTTTGTTCTAGAAGAAGAGGATACGCCTCCTTGTACATGAAAGGCGGTATTGGAAGGCTTGATAATAATTTGATTGCAGATGCCTGTGACACCTGGATTCTCTGAACCTGAACCGCTTGTGTAAGTATACTCTGCTAACTTTCTACCTTTGAGTTCATTTTGGTCATACGTTTTACATCTTTTTTGTAAATATTCTCGTGTCGTTGTACAGTATTCACGACTGACAGGTCCAGAGGACCTTCTTATTGCAGTACATTCTCCATTGGCTCGTTTGGAATGACAATCTTCTTTGATTTGGGAGATTTCTTCTTGTACACATTGTATCGGATTAGCGGTCACGCTAGAACTCGTGCCGTTGATTTGATTGAGGGTCACCTTTGTCCGACTCACTCCATTCGGTGCATTCAAACGCTTACGCCATACCTTCAGTGGTCTAGGAAGTTTTTTTAGACACACCGTGGGTAGACTTGTCCCTATAGAGGTACACGTTCTTTGTGCAAATAAGATGTTTTTCTTTACGGGGTCATAATAAGCAGACCCGGTTATGTTCAAATTGGTGGATGTATCTACTCTTGGAATTGTGACAAGCACTCTTTTTGTCACCGTTTCAGGAGCATTGATTCCTCTAGAAGGATAAGGTCCATCTACATTTACTTCTGGACGCGTATTGGATGGATATACGCTTAAGGTAGGCGTTCCTTTCCATGTAAATCTCATTATATATATATATGATACTTAAAATTCTTCTACTGATTATATTTATTCAGTTATTTTTAGAACTTTTTAATGAACCGTTTAGTGAACCGTTTAGAGAAGGCCTGGATATCTCCTTCCAAGTAGTGATACCTACAACCCCTCCCTACATAGAGACGGTATTTGACAATTCTTATCCGGATTTAGGAACGGATTGTTCATTCAATGTGAATATAAAAAAACCTTTTTACGACCAAAGTTATAATCTCTATACGAATAAGAACAATACTTATTACACAAGTAATCAAAACATCTTAAAAGCCGCAAGTAATTCTTGTTGATAATTTAATATCTATCTATTCTAATGTTGAATCTTCAGGACAAATTATATCTCATGTGTTGGGTATTTTTTTATATCATGATTCTATTTTTAGCTTCTCATAGATTAAAATAATTAC